ATGTTCGACCTCTGGGCGCTGCCGCATCAGCTTGCCCCCGCGGGCGATTGGCGGACATGGGTGATCCTTGGCGGGCGCGGCGCGGGCAAGACCCGCGCCGGGGCCGAATGGGTGCGCGCGCAGGTCGAGGGTGCGCGGCCCGGTGACCCGGGGCGCGCGCGGCGCGTGGCGCTGGTGGGCGAGACGCTCGATCAGGCGCGCGAGGTGATGGTGTTCGGCGAAAGCGGGCTCATGGCCTGTTCGCCGCCCGACCGCCGCCCCGACTGGAGCGCGACGCGGCGGATGCTGACATGGCCCAACGGCGCCACCGCGCAGCTCTTTTCTGCGCATGATCACGAGGCGTTGCGCGGCCCGCAATTCGACGCGGCCTGGGCCGACGAGCTGGCCAAGTGGAAGCGCGGGGCCGAGGCCTGGGACATGCTGCAATTCGGCCTGCGCTTAGGCGATCCGCGCGCCTGCGTGACGACGACGCCGCGCAACACGGCCGTGCTGCGCGAGCTTCTGGCTTCTGACAGCACGGTGACCACCCATGCGGCGACGCAAGCCAACGCCGCCAATCTCGCGCGCGGCTTTCTCGACGAGATGCAGCGCCGCTACGCGGGCACGCGTCAGGGGCGGCAGGAGCTCGAAGGCGTGCTGCTCTCGGATGCCGAGGGCGCGCTGTGGACCGCGGCCATGCTGGCGGATTGCGCGGTCGACGCGGCCCCCGATCTCGACCGCATCGTCGTCGCCGTCGATCCATCGGTAAGCGCGCATGCCGGCTCGGATGCCTGCGGCATCGTGGTGGCGGGGGCAATGACGCAAGGCCCGCCGCAGGACTGGCGCGCCTTCGTGCTGGAGGATGCGACGGTCGAGGGGGCCTCGCCGCAGGGCTGGGCGCGCGCGGCCTGCGCCGCGATGGCGCGGCACGGGGCCGAGCGGATGGTGGCCGAGGTCAACCAGGGCGGCGCGCTGGTCGAGACGGTGGTGCGGCAGGTGGACCCGATGGTGCCGTTCAAACCGCTTCATGCCGGGCGCTCGAAGGGGCTTCGGGCCGAGCCGGTGGCGGCGCTCTACGAGCAGGGGCGCGTGCATCACCTGCGGGGCCTCGGCGCGCTGGAGGACCAGATGGCGCAGATGACGGCGCGCGGCTTTCTCGGCTCTAGCTCGCCCGACCGGGTCGATGCGCTGGTCTGGGCGCTGCACGAGCTGATGATCGTACCGGCGCAGGGCTGGCGCCGCCCGCGTCTTCGGATGCTCTGACCTTGTTCATCTTTCTGCAAATACGCGCGGGGGGCCGCGGCACGCGGCGGGGGCGGCAGCCCCCTCCCATGCCGGTGTTGCGCGGCCCCCCGGACCACCGCGCGCCGCGTTCCGGCTTTCCCAATCCCGGCCTGCCATTCTCTGCCCCAAGCCATGAGACGACCAGCGGGGGGCGGCGATGTTCGAGTTCTTCAAGCGCGACAAGGGGGCACCCGAGGCCAAGGCCTCTGCGGCGGGGCGGTGCCTTGCCTGGCCCGGCGCGGGGCGGCCGGCCTGGAGCGCGCGCGACACGGTTTCGCTCACCCGCGCGGGTTTCGTCGGCAACCCGGTGGGCTTTCGCGCGGTGCGGCTCATTTCCGAGGCGGCGGCGGCGCTGCCCCTGATGCTTCAGGACCGGGGCCGCCGCTATGACGCGCACCCCGCACTGTCGCTTCTGGCCCGGCCCAACCCCGGCCAGGGGCGGGCCGAGCTGATCGAGGCGCTGGTCGGGCAGATCCTGCTGACCGGCAATGGCTATGTCGAGGCGGTCGGCACCGAAGCGCTGCCTTGCGAGCTGCATGTGCTGCGCTCGGACCGGGTTTCGCTGGTGCCGGGGGCCGATGGCTGGCCGGTCGCCTATGACTACGCCGCGGGCGGTGCCAGGCATCGCTTCACGGTCGCGGACGGCATCTCGCCCGTCTGCCATATCAAGAGCTTTCACCCGCAGGACGACCATTACGGCCTGTCTGCCCTGTCGGCGGCGGCCACGGCGATCGACGTGCACAACGCCGCCTCCGCCTGGTCCAAGGCGCTTCTGGACAACGCCGCGCGCCCCTCGGGCGCGATCGTCTATCGCGGCGCGGACGGGCAGGCGGGGCTGACGCCGGACCAGTACGACCGGCTGGTCGAGGAGATGGAGAGCCAACACCAGGGCGCGCGCAACGCCGGCCGCCCGATGCTGCTCGAAGGCGGGCTCGACTGGAAGCCGATGGGGTTCAGCCCCTCGGACATGGAGTTCCAGAAGACCAAGGAGGCGGCGGCGCGGGAGATCGCGGTGGCCTTCGGCGTGCCGCCGATGATCCTCGGGATACCGGGCGACGCGACCTATGCCAATTACCAGGAGGCGAACCGCGCCTTCTACCGGCTGACCGTGCTGCCCTTGATGGCGCGGATCGCGGGGGCCCTGGCCGAATGGCTGTCGGATTTCGCGGAGGAGCGGTTCGAGCTTCGCGTCGATCTCGATCAGGTCCCTGCACTCGCCGCCGAGCGCGACGGCCAGTGGCGGCGCGTCTCGGAGGCCTTGTTTCTCACCGATGCGGAAAAGCGGGCGCTCCTGGGCCTTCCGGCGCGAGAGGTCGGCTCCGATGGATGATCCGCGCGATCCGGGCTTTGCCTGCGCGCCGGGGATGCGGGTCGAGGCGCATGAGCGGCTGGTGGCGCTGCAATTCGCGCAAGTCGCGGCAACGCTGGAGCGGATCGAGGCGGTGATGGAGCGGCTGGAGCGCCGGCTCTGGCTCGCCGTCTACGGCGTCGTCGCGGCCATCGGCGCGCAGGCGGCGCAAGGGATCGTGGGGCTTTGAGGGAGAGGATGATGGAGCTGGAACGCAAGTTCTGCGCGGGCGGCACGGAGGGGGCCGGGCCGCTGGAGATCGGGGAGGGCGCGGTGATCTCGGGCTATGCCTCGCTTTTCGGCAAGGCCGACCAGGGCGGCGACGTGGTCGAGCCGGGGGCCTATGCCGCCTCGCTCGACCGGCTGACGGGCGCGGGGGGGCGGGTGCGGATGCTGTGGCAGCACGACCCGTCGCGCCCGATCGGCGTCTGGGACGAGGTGCGCGAGGACGCGACCGGGCTGTGGGTCAGGGGCCGCATCCTGACGGAGGTGGCGCAGGGCCGGGAGGCGGCGGCGCTGGTGGCGGCGGGGGCGATCGACGGGCTGTCGATCGGCTACCGCACCCGGCGCGCGACGAAGCGGGACGGGGGCCGCAGCCTCGCCGAGCTGGAGCTTTGGGAGGTGTCGCTGGTGACCTTTCCGATGCTGCGCGAGGCGCGGGTCGGGGCCAAGCACGAGGATGCGCTGATCGCGCGGCTGCGCGCGGCGCGGGCAATGCTGAGAGGCAACGAGGGGGAACGCGATGCGTGACGATGACGAGCTTGGCCGCGAGATCGGCGGGCTGATGGACGAGCTGGGCCGGTTTTCGGCCGAGATCCGCACGAAACTCAAGGCACAGGACGACCGGATGACCAGACTGGACCGCAAGACCGCGCGCGCCGCGCGCCCCGCCCTCGAAGCCAAGGCCGAGGGCCAGCCGCACCGCGCCGCCTTCGGCGCCTATCTGCGCTCGGGCGAGGATGAGGGGCTGCGCGGCCTCGGGCTCGAAGGCAAGGCGATGAGCACGACCGTCGCCGCCGATGGCGGCTACCTCGTCGATCCGCAGACCGCCGAGCGGGTGCGCGGCGTGCTGGGCTCCACCGCCTCTCTGCGCGCCGTGGCCAGCGTGGTGGCGGTCGATGCGGGCTCCTACGACGTGCTGATCGACCATGCCGAGCCGGGCGCCGGCTGGGCCGGCGAGACGGCGGCGCGGACCGAGACCGGCACGCCACAGATCGACCGGATCAGCATCCCGCTGCACGAGCTTTCGGCGCTGCCCAAGGCGAGCCAGCGCCTGCTCGACGACAGCGCCTTCGACATCGAGGGCTGGCTCGCGGGGCGCATCGCCGACACCTTCGCCCGCTCCGAGGCCGCGGCCTTCGTCTCGGGTGACGGCGTCGACAAGCCCACCGGCATCCTGAGCTATCCGCAGGTCGATGATGACGGCTGGTCCTGGGGCAGCCTCGGCTACGTCGCCACCGGCACCGATGGCGGCTTCGATCCCGCCGCCCCGGTGGATGCGCTGATCGAGCTCGTCTACCGGCTCGGCGCGCCCTACCGCGCGGGCGCGCGCTTCGTGATGAACTCGCGCACCGCGGGCGCCTTGCGCAAGCTCAAGGACGCCGATGGCCGCTTCCTGTGGACCGACGGCCTGTCGGCGGGGGAGCCCGCGCGGCTGCTGGGCTACCCGGTGCTGATCGCCGAGGACATGCCCGACATCGGCACCGATGCCTGCGCGCTGGCCTTCGGCAATTTCGAGGCGGGCTACACCATCGCCGAGCGGCCCGACCTGCGGGTGCTGCGCGATCCGTTCTCGGCCAAGCCGCATGTGATCTTCTACGCGACCAAGCGCGTCGGCGGCGCGGTGAGCGATTTCGCGGCGATCAAGCTTCTGAAGTTCGGCATCGCCTGGTGCGGCGCCGGGCCGCCATGAGGGGCGGCCCGGCCCTTGGCTCGCGAGTGCGAAAGGACGGGTGATGAGACTGATCGAGACGGGGGCCGTGCCGGAGACGGCCCTGCCCATCGAGGGCTTTCGCGCGCATCTGCGGCTCGGCACCGGCTTTGCCGAGGACGGGTTGCAGGACGCGGTGCTGGCGGGCTTCCTGCGCGCCGCCATCGCGGCGATCGAGGCGCGCACCGGCAAGGTGCTCCTGGCGCGCGGCTTCGCGCTGGAGCTCGCGCGCTGGCGCGACGGGCTGCGCCAGCCGCTCCCCGTGGCGCCGCTGCGGGCGGTGACGGCGTTCGAGACGCGCGACGCGCAGGGCGTGACCAGCCCGGTGCCCACCGGGCGCTGGCGCGCCGTGGCCGATGACGCGCGGCCCGCGATCGAGGCGCTCTCGGTCGCGCTGCCCGCGATCCCGGCGGGCGGGATCGCGCGGATCGGCTTCGAGGCGGGCTTCGGCCCGAACTGGGCCGACATCCCCGCCGATCTGGCGCAGGCGACGATGATGCTGGCCGCGCATTACCACGAATACCGCCACGACACCGCGCTGGGCCCGGGCTGCATGCCCTTCGGCGTCACCGCGCTGACCGAGCGGTTCCGCAGCCTGCGGCTGTCGGGGCGCGGAGCATGAGGCCGGTGCGGCTGAACCGGGCGCTTGTGCTCGAAGCGCCGCTGCGCGCGCCCGACGGCGCGGGCGGCTTCGTGCAGGGCTGGACCGCGCTGGGCACGCTCTGGGCGCGGGTGGAGGCGCGCTCGGGGCGCGATCTCGACGGTCTGGGCGCGGCGCTGAGCCGGGTGCTCTTGCGCATCACCATCCGCGCCGCGCCGCAGGGATCGACGATGCGCCCCGCGCCCGAGCAGCGGCTGCGCGAGGGCGGGCGGATCTACGCGATCCGCGCGGTGCGCGAGCTCGATGCCGAGGGGCGATACCTCGTCTGCGAGGCCGAGGAGGAGGTGGCGCGATGAGCTATGCGATGGCCGAGGCGCTGCAGGCGGCGATCTATGCCCGCCTGACCGCGCATGCGCCGCTCACCGAGCTTCTGGGCGCGGCGATCTACGACGCGCTGCCCGCGGGCCCGCTGCCGCCGCTCTACGCGGTGCTGGGCGCGGAAAAGGCGCGCGACGCCTCGAGCGGCACGGCGGCGGGGGCGGCGCATGAATTCACGGTGAGCGTGGTCAGCGACGCGGCCGGGTTTCGCGCCGCCAAGCAGGCGGCGGCGGCGATCTCGGACGCGCTGTCGGGCCCGCCGCCCGCCTTGTCGCGCGGGCGGCTGGTGGGGCTGTGGTTCGCGCGCGCGCGGGCGCGGCGGACGGGCAGCGGCGATGCGCGGCGGGTGGATCTCGTGTTCCGCGCGCTGAGCGAGGACGTCTGAACATCATCAAGGAGGGCGCAGCAATGGCGGCTCAGAACGGCAGGGATCTCCTGCTCAAGATCGACATGACCGGCGACGGGCTGTTCGAGACCATGGCGGGGCTGCGCGCGACGCGGCTGTCGCTCAATGCCCAGAGCATCGACGTGACCCATCTGGGCAGCGCGGGCTGGCGCGAGGTGCTGGGCGGCGCGGGCGTGCGCAGCGCCGCCATATCGGGCGCGGGCGTGTTTCGCGACGCGGATACCGACGCCCGCGCGCGGCAGATCTTCTTCGACGGCGAGACGCCGGAGTTCCAGGTGGTGATCCCGGATTTCGGCACCATGACCGGCGCCTTCCAGATCGCCTCGATCGACTATGCGGGCAACCATGACAACGAGGCCAGCTTCGAGATCGCGCTGGTCTCGGCCGGGCCGCTGCGCTTCGAGGCGGCGCTCTGATGGCCAACCCCCTGGCCGGTGAGGTGGCGCTGGTGCTCGACGGGCATCCGCGCGTCATGAAGCTGACGCTGGGCGCCCTGGCCGAGCTTGAGGAGGGTCTGGGCTGCGACAGCATCGCAGCCCTGCTGGCCCGGCTGGAGGGCGGCGCGGTTTCGGCGCGCGACGTCATGGCGCTGATCGTCGCGGGGCTTCGGGGCGGCGGCTGGCCGGGCCGGGCCGCCGACCTCGTGGCCGCCGAGATCGAGGGCGGCCCGGTCGAGGCGGCGCGGCTCGCGGCGCTTCTGGTGGCGCGCGCCTTCGGCGAGCTTGCGTGATGCGGCTCGACTGGGCGGCGATGATGCGCGCCGGGATCGGCGGGCTGGGGCTCAGGCCGTGCGAGTTCTGGGCGCTGACGCCCGCCGAGCTGCGGCTGATGCTCGGCCCGATGGCCCCCGCACCGATGGGGCGCGCGCGCTTCGAGGCGCTGTGCCGCGACTACCCGGATGAGGAGAAAGCATGACCGAGGACGAGTTCGAGGCGCTGGAACGCGCTATGGAGGACACCGGCAGCATGGCCGACAGCTTCTCGCGCGAGCTGGCGCGGATGCGCGCCGGGCTGGCGGAGACGACGCGCGATCTGGGCAGGCTGGAGCGCGGCTTTTCGGGCGGGCTGCGCCGCGCCATCGACGGCGTATTGTTCGAGGGCGCATCGCCCGGCGCGGCGCTCAGGGGGCTGGCGGGGGCGATGTCCTCCACCGTCTATGACAAGGCGATGCGCCCGGTGACCGACGGGCTCGGCGGGCTCATGGCCCAGGGCGTGAACGGCCTCGTCTCGGGGCTGATGCCCTTCGCGCGGGGCGGCGTCTTCTCGGGCGGCGGCGTGGTCTCGGGGCCGGTGGCCTTTCCGATGCGCGGCGGCGCGGGGCTGATGGGCGAGGCGGGCCCCGAGGCGATCCTGCCGCTTCAGCGCGGGCCCGACGGGCGGCTCGGCGTCGCCGCGGGCGGCGGTGGCGGCGGGGCGCGGGTGACGGTCAACATCACCACGCCCGATGTCGAAGGCTTCAGGCGCTCGCGCGGGCAGGTGGCGGCGCAGATCGCGCGCGCCGTCGATCGCGGCCGCCGCGACAGGTGAGGGAGAGAGACATGGCATCCGCGCAGGCATTCCACGACGTGCAGTTTCCCGTGGCGCTGAGCTTCGGCGCTTCGGGCGGGCCGGAGCGGCGCACCGATATCGTCACCCTCGCCAATGGTCACGAGGAGCGCAACACGCCCTGGGCCCATGCCCGGCGGCGCTATGATGCGGGGCTGGGCCTGCGCGCGATCGAGGACGTGCAGGCGGTGCTGGCCTTCTTCGAGGCGCGGCGCGGGCCGCTTTACGGTTTTCGCTGGAAGGACTGGCTCGACTGGCGCTCGGCCCCGCCCGGCCGCCCCATCGACGCGCTCGATCAGCAGGTCGGCCTCGGCGATGGCGAGACCACCGCCTTCCAGCTGGTCAAGCGCTATGGCGAGGACGCGCATCCCTATCTGCGCCCGATCACGCGGCCCGTGCCGGGCAGCCTGCGCATCGCGGTCGATGGCGATCCGGTGGCGGAGGGCGCGGGCGTCGTCGTGGATCACGCCACGGGGGTCCTGCGCTTCGACGTGGCCCCCCCGGTCGGGGCGCTCGTCACCGCGGGGTTCGAATTCGACGTGCCCGCGCGCTTCGACACCGAGACGCTCATCGGCTCGGTCGCGGGGTTCGAGGCGGGGACGCTGCCCGAGATCCCGGTGGTGGAGATCCGGGCATGAGCGGGCTCGAGGCGCATCTGCAAGGCGGGGTGACGACGCTGTGCCGCGCCTGGGCGCTGAGCCGCGCCGACGGGCTGGTGCGCGGCTTCACCGATCACGACCGCCCGCTGGCCTTCGAGGGCATCGCGTTTCGCCCAGAGACCGGCATGAGCGCGAGCGCGCTGGTGCAGGGCGCGGGGCTCGCCGCCGATACGGGCGAGGCGCTGGGCGCGATTTCGGATGCGGGCGTGAGCGAGGCCGAGATCGCGCAAGGGCGGCTCGATGGCGCGGAGCTGCGCGTCTGGCGGGTGAACTGGGCCGACCCCGAGGAGCGCGCGCTGGAGTTTCGCGGGCATCTGGGCGAGATCCGCCGCGACGGCACGGTGTTTCGCGCCGAGCTGCGCGGGCTGTCGGATGCGCTGAACCGGCCGCTCGGCCGGGTCTACCAGCCGCGCTGCGACGCGGTTCTGGGCGATGCGCGCTGCGGCGTCGATACCGCGCAGCCGGGCGTCTCGGTCGAGCGCAGCCTCGGTTTTGCCGATGGCGCGAGGCTGCGCTTCGACTGGGCCGAGGGTCCGGCGCAGGGCTGGTTCGCCCATGGCCATGTCGAGGTTCTGGAGGGGCCGGGGGCCGGGCTCCTCGCGCCGATCCGAGAGGACCGGCAGGAGGCGGGTGCGCGCATCGTCGAGCTGTGGCGGCCCCTTGCCGCCACGCTCGCGCCGGGCACGCGGCTGCGGCTTGTCGCGGGCTGCGACAAGCGGGCCGAAACCTGCCGGCTGAAATTCGACAACTTCCTAAATTTCCGCGGCTTTCCCGACCTGCCGGGAAGCGACTGGCTGATGGCGGTGCCGCGCTCGGGGGGCGCATGAGCCGCATCGTGACCGAGGCGCGCGGCTGGATCGGCACGCCCTATCTCCACGGGGCCGCGCGGCGCGGCGCGGGCTGCGATTGCCTCGGGCTGGTGCGCGGCGTCTGGATCGCGCTCGCGGGGGCCGAGCCCGAGCCTGTCCCCGCCTATCCGCGGCACGAGGTGCGCGGCGGCGAGATCCTGCGCGACGCGGCGGCGCGGCATCTGCGCGAGATCGGCCTGGCGCAGGCCGTGCCGGGCGATCTTTTGCTGTTTCGGCTGCACGCGGGGGCCCCGGCGCGCCATCTCGGGCTTCTGGCCCTGCGGGAAGCGGGGCCGAGCTTCATCCATGCCTATGAGCGGCACGGCGTGGTCGAAAGCCCGCTGACGCCGCCATGGGCGCGGCGCATCGCCGCGTGTTTCGCATTGACGGAAAGGATCGGCTGATGGCGACCATCATGTTCGGAGCCGCTGGCATGGCGCTGGGCGGCAGCGTCGGCGGCAGCCTTCTGGGCCTGTCCGGCGCGGTCTGGGGCCGCGCGACGGGGGCGACGCTGGGCCGGGCCATCGACGCGCGGCTCCTGGGGCCGGGGGCCGATCCGGTCGAGACGGGGCGCGTCGATCGCTTTCGCCTCACCGGCGCGGGCGAGGGCGCGCCGATCGCGAAGCTCTGGGGGCGGATGCGGATCGGCGGGCAGGTGATCTGGGCCTCGGATTTCGAGGAGCGCCGCGCCACGTCGGGCGGCGGCAAGGGCGCGCCCCGCCCGGAGGTGACCGAGTTCTCCTATGCGGTGAGCCTCGCCGTGGGGCTGTGCGAGGGGCCGGTGACGCGGGTGGCGCGGATCTGGGCCGACGGGGTCGAGCTGGGGCGCGACGAGATCGCGTGGCGGCTCTATGAGGGGCGCGAGGACCAGTTGCCCGACCCGAAGGTCGAGGCCGCGCTCGGCATCGGCCGCGCCCCGGCCTATCGCGGGCTGGCCTATGTGGTGATCGAGGACCTCGATCTTTCGCGCTTCGGCAACCGCGTGCCGCAGCTGTCCTTCGAGGTGCTGCACCCCGCCGATATCGACGATCCCGCCCGCGCCGGGGACATCGCGCGGCTGCTGCGCGGTGTCGCGGTGATCCCGGGCACGGGCGAATACGCCCTGGCGCGCGCGCCGGTGCACAAGGCGGCGGGCTTTGCCGAGCGCGCCCCCGCCAACCTGCACGGGCCGTCCGGCCCAAGCGACGCCGAGGCCGCGCTAGACGATCTGGTCGAGGAGCTGCCGCGCTGCCGCGCCGCCTCTCTCGTGGTGTCGTGGTTCGGCGATGATCTGCGCGCAGGACAGTGCCGCATCCGGCCCAAGGTCGAGCAGCGCCAGAGCGACGGCGAGGAGATGGCGTGGCGCGTCTCGGGGCTGGGCCGGGGCGAGGCGATGGAGGTGCCGCGGATCGAGGATCGCCCGGTTTACGGCGGCACGCCTTCGGACCGGTCGGTGATCGAGGCGATCCGCGCGATGACGGCGCGGGGGCTGGAGGTGACCTGTTACCCCTTCATCCTGATGGATCAGCTCGCGGGCAACGGCCTGCCCGACCCGTATGGCGGAGCCGAGCAGGCGGCGCTGCCATGGCGCGGGCGGATCACCACCGCCATCGCGCCGGGGCAGAGCGGGACGAGCGATCGCACGGCGCAGGCCGAGGCCGAGGTCGCGGCCTTCTTCGGCGCGGCGAAGGCGGAGGATTTCACCATCACGCCGGATGGGCCGGTCTATGCGGGCGCGGAGGATTGGGGCCTGCGCCGCTTCGTGCTGCATCAGGCGCATCTTTGCGCCATGGCGGGGGGTGTGGAGGCCTTCTGCATCAATTCCGAACTGGTGGCGCTCACCACGATCCGGGGCGCGCATGACAGCTACCCCGCCGTCGCCGCGCTGCGCGATCTGGCTCAGGAGGTGCGCGGCATCCTCGGGCCACAGGTGAAGCTCTCCTACGCCGCCGATTGGACCGAATATCACGGCCACCAGCCGGGCGGTGCGACGAAGCGGTTTCACCTCGACCCGCTCTGGGCCGACCCGAACATCGATTTCATCGGCATCGACAATTACATGCCGCTCTCGGACTGGCGCGACGGCCATGACCATCTCGACGCGCGCGATCACCGCTCGATCTACGATCTCGACTATCTCGCGGGCAATGTCGCGGGGGGCGAGGGGTATGACTGGTTCTACCATTCGCCCGAGGCGCGCGCCGCCCAGATCCGCACGCCGATCACCGATGGCGACGGCGAGCCCTGGGTCTGGCGCTACAAGGATCTCAAGGGCTGGTGGGGCAATCCGCATCACGAGCGTTTGGGCGGCGTGCGGCAAGCCGAGCCCACCGCGTGGCAGCCCGGCTCGAAGCCCATCCGCTTCACCGAGCTGGGCTGCGCCGCCGTGGACCGGGGCACCAACCAGCCCAACAAGTTCCTCGATCCGAAATCCACGGAATCCTCGCTGCCCTACCATTCGCGCGGCCACCGCGACGAGCTGATCCAGATGCAGTATCTGCGCGCCATGCACCGGCATTTCGCGGCACCCGGGGCCAACCCGGTCTCGAAGATCTATGGCAGCCCGATGCTCGACACGGATCGGATGCTGGTCTGGGCCTGGGACCTGCGGCCCTACCCGTGGTTTCCGGGGCTGTCGGAGGTCTGGTCCGACGGCGCGAACTGGGCGCGCGGGCACTGGATCACCGGGCGCACGGCGCATCGCGATCTCGCCTCCGTCGTGGCCGAGATCTGCGCCGAGGCGGGGGTGAGCGACATCGACACCTCGCGGCTCTTCGGCCTCGTGCGCGGCTATGTCGCCCAAGGGGCGCAGAGCGCGCGGGCGCTGTTGCAGCCCCTGATGCTGGCGCATGGCTTCGACGCGGTGGAGCGGGGCGGCAGTCTGGTGTTTCGCAGCCGCGACGGGCGGGCCGATGCGCTGCTCGACCCCGAAGATTTCGTCCGCGTCTCGCCCGAGACGCCCGGAACCGAGATCGCGCGCGATGGCGCGAGCGCGCTGCCCGACCGGGTGCGTCTGGGCTATGTCGAGGCGGGCGGCACGGGAGAGGCGGGCAGCGTCGAGGCGGCGCTGCCGGGGCGCGCGGGGATACATGTCGAGGCGGCGGAGCTGCCCATGGCGCTGACCCGGTCCGAGGCGCAGGCGATGGCCGCGCGCTGGCTGGCGGAGATGCGGCTGGCGCGCGAGACCGCGGCCTTCGCGCTGCCGCCCTCGGCCCATCCGCTGGGCGCGGGCGACGTGGTCGAGATCATGGGCGAGCCGGGCGGCAACTGGCGCATCGACCGGGTGGAGCGGACGCGCCACGCGCAGGTCGAGGCGGTGCGCACCGCGCCGGGCCTCTACCTGCCGCAACCTGCCGAGGCCGAAGCCGTCTCGCCGGGGGCATATATCCCGCCCGCCCCGGTCGAGGGGGTGTTTCTCGACCTGCCGCTGCTGACCGGCGAGGAGGTTCCACACGCGCCGCATTTCGCCGCCACGGCGCGGCCATGGCCGGGGGGCGTGGCGCTGGTCTCGGGCGTGGAGGATGCCGATCACCGGCTCAACCTCGTCCAATCGCTGCCCGCCACCATCGGCACGAGCCTGACCGCGATGACGGCGGCGCCGAGCGCGGTGTGGGATCGCGGCCCGGCGCTTCGGGTGCGGCTGGCGCAGGGGCAGCTCGGCTCGGCCAGCGAGGCGGCGATCCTGTCCGGCGCCAATCTTTGCGCCATCGGCGACGGGACGAGCGACCATTGGGAGGTGTTCCAGTTCCGAACCGCCGAGCCGGTCGCGCCCGGCGTCTATGATCTGTCCATGCGGCTTCGGGGGCAGGCGGGCACGGACGGGGTGATGCCGGATCTCTGGCCCATCGGCAGCCGCGTCGTCCTGCTCGACGGTGTGCCGCGGCAGATCGAGCTGCCGGAGGCGGCGCGGGGGCTGGAGCGGCATTACCGCTATGGCCCGGCCCGCCGGCCGCTGACCGATCCGAGCTGGCGGCACGAGGCGCGCGCCTTTGCAGGCATCGGGCTCAGGCCCCATGCGCCCGCGCATCTCGCCGCGCGCGCGGCGGGCGGCGATCTGGAGATCACATGGATCAGGCGGGCGCGGCACGGCGGAGATGGCTGGGAGGGGCGCGAGGTGCCGCTGGGCGAGGGGCGCGAGGCCTATCTGCTGCGGATTCTCGATGGTGGCGTCGTGCTGCGCGAGGTCGAGGTGGAGAGACCCGCCTTTGTCTACACCGCCGCCGCGCAGGTGGCCGACGGGGCGGCGGGGGATCTGGTGCTGCAGGTGGCGCAGATCTCGGACGCCTTCGGGCCGGGGCCCTTCGCCGCGATCACGGTCGCGAGAGAGATCGGCGCATGA